GGAGAACGCTCCGACCTCGGCCCAGAAATGGTCTTGCTGCCGGTCAATCGCAAGGAACCGGATGACCTCGTCAGGTATCGCGGAGCCGTCCGCGTAAGTCGCGACGCTGAAGCCGGACTTTGGCGCGAAGACGTTGACGACCTTTTTCTCGACGATCCACGGCCGCGCCTCGCGCTTTGTCCTAAATTCTACGGTCGGGTTTTCATCGCCGGCACGGGCGAGCGTGTTGCACGCCTCGACCCACTCCTGTGCTAGGAGACGCATCGGCCGCGAGACAATCGCCTCGACGCGGAAGGAACGGACATCAGCCGGCGCGGAGGCGTTCGTTGTAACGTAGCGCCCGGTGCGCTTCCAAGCGTTCCGCGTCGCATCGGAGTCCTCCGACTCGTGCCGACAAAGCGGACAGCGGAAACGCACGGTCTCGACGACGCGAGCGACGTCCCATGTCTCATCGTCCCGCCGAGCCTTCGCGTCCCAGACGACCCCGCCGGCGATCTGTCCCTTGTCTCCGCGGATCGCGAACGCGACCGGATGAACGCCGCGACACGCCGGACATTCAACCGACCACTCGGCCGCGTGACCGGATCGGAAGCTCGTGTCTTCGACGTTGCCCGTCTCCGCGTCCATGATCGGAGCTTGGCTCACGTTGTAGACTTTGCTCCTTCCGACCTCCTCGAACTTCGAGACGCGGGCGATGGCGTGACCGTAGACCTCCTGCCAGCGCGGGAGCCAGATCTCGTCGTTGATTTTGTAGCGGATGCTTTGCGACTGCTGCGTCGATAGGTTCGCCGCGTTGCAGGTCAGGAAGTACCCGCCGAAGTAAATCTCGGTTGTCGTCCGATGCGGACCCGGCCGAGGCAGCATCGCGGCGACCGGCTTGCACCGCTCGAGCAGCGGATTCAATCGGGACTTCGCGTGACGCTCCACCATGTCGTCGGTCTGCATCGTCCACGAGATCGGCCCCGGATCGTTGACCAAAATCCACGGCACCCAGACATCCGCGACGAGCGTGCCGCCGACCTGCACCGCTTTGCGGAAATGCACGCGCCGCACGAGCGGATCGCGCAAGGCGTCGAAGATCGGCAGCAGCCAAGGCGTCAACCTCGCGTGGAACGGCCCCGGCGTCGCGTAGGATTCCGGCAGGACAACGTGCTTTCTCGCCCAATCGTAAATTGGCGAGCGGTCCGGCCGCGGGAGCCGGAACGCGGCGAGCGTTTGCTCGGCTTCGGTCATGCCGGCGAGACCGGCACCGTGTGCGGCTGCGCCTTTCGCGGACGCCCGCCGAGCTTGCCGTTGCGGCGGTTTGCCTCCGTCTTCCGCGCTGACTTCACCCGACCGCCGAGGCGACCGAGCGCGACGGCGGCGGGATTTTTCGGTGCATCGCACTCGAAGCAAACCTGCCGGCCATCCGGCAGGGTTTCGTATGTGTGGTCGTGGTCAGGCATAAGTCAGGCGGCGCGTCCGCACTTCGGGAAGGTCGAATAAGCCTCAAGCGCAAGACGGTTTGAGCGATTGTGCAGGCGGGTCGCCGCAGCGAAGTGCGGAGCAGCGAAGCGGCAGGACGATTGCTCGCGAACGCGGATTCCTTCGCGGAACTGGCTGCGAGCGCGAGCCTCGCACTTCGCGCTCTCCTTGAAGAGATCAAGCTGCACGCTGGTCACTTCGATGATCTGCGTGTTCTCGCCCCAGATCGACTTGATCGCGGCCTCGTTCGGCTCACCCTTAAAAACGATGGCAGCGGTTCCAGCGTCGGCCTCGACGCCTTCGCCATTCGAGAAGCGGCCGTAAGGACATTCGGCCGAGAAGTTCGTGCCGTTGAAGAAGAAGCCGGTGAGCTTGTTGCGGAGGATGTATTTTTTCATGGTCGTTGTTTTTTGTTGGTTGTCGTTGTTGACGCGATGAGGAGAACCGAAGCGCATCGGTTCGTCAACATCTTTTTTCACTTTTTTCAGCGACCGCCCAGCGCCCGAACGGCGGCGGTTCCGACGCTTGTCTGCGGTTCCCAGTTGATCGTCGTGATCGCTCCGACCTTGACCTTGCGGTCAGCCCGCAGGACGGCGACGTAAGCCGTTGCGGCGGTCGAGTAGTAGCGGCCCGTGTGCTGATTGAGCCAGCCGGTCGGAAGCTCGCGAATTGTGTTCGAGGTCTTGTGCATTGCGCCTCCGATCAGAGTTTGGTGATGCGGACGAACTGACCGGAGAACTTGCAGCGATAGGCGAGGAAGGTCGCGCCACGGACGCCTGTCCCGATGAACCAGCGCGGTTCCCAGCCGCGAGTGTCCATGTCGGCGGCGATGAGCGCGCTGACTTCTTTCGGCGCGAAGGTGAAGGTGCGGGTTCCGATCTTGGCGGTGATGGTGTCGTTGATGTTCATCGTGCGATAAAGAGAACCGAAGCGGTCGGCTTGTGCAAGATTTATTTTCGAGGAAAAAGCAGGCGTGTTTTCCACGCCTGCCCGGTGCCTCACTCGCCGAGGTTCCAAGTGAACGTGCCGAGTTCAGCCGCGGCGCGATTCGCCAGCCAAGCGGGAACCGCCCACTTGTCCTGCGGCTGATTGTAGAAGTCGTCGCGGAGGAAGCGGCATTGCGATTTCGGGAGCCAAGCGAGGCGCTTTGTGCTGCTGGTGCCGATGGCGATTGCCTTCGCGGTTTCGCGAACCGGCGTGACGAGAACTGCGGTGCGGTCGGAGTTAATCCACTCGGAGATCGTTGTGAGGTTCATGCGCTGAAGAAAACCGAACCGCTTGCGTTCTGCAAGATCTTTTTTCAGAAAAAAAGCGCCCCGTTTCCGAGGCGCTCGCGAGGGTCAGCGGGCGATGGTCGCCAGCAGGTCGAACTCCGGCGTGCCAGCATTGAAGCGCACCCGGTCTTTCTCGAAGTAGTCGGTGCGGCTGTCGGAATCATTCGACGGATTCAACGCGGCCGGGAGACCTTTGCAGATGTCCTTCGCGTAAATCGTGATCGCCTCTTTGCCGTCCACCATCGCGCCGCGGTGCCAATGCGCCGGGAAGTAATTGCCGGCGGCGTCTTTCAGACCGTGCTTGAGGAACCGGATGCCGTTGATCGTGATTTGGTTTTTCATCGTTGTTTTGGTTAAGGTTGTCGGTTGACGTCGCCTACCAAAACCCAACCGCTCCGCTTTCTCAAGAAAAATCGTTCGTTCAAACGCACTTTTTTTCGGACAGTGCGAAAGCGACCAGCTGCTCGCGGAGATCCCGCGGCGATGCGACGTCGAACAAATCACGGCACGCGATCTCGTAGAGATCCGCGAACGTCGCGAACTCGGAGCCGTCGCTGCGCTTTCGGATAGAGCCTTTCGGAAATAGCCGCGCCCGCTCGAGGAACTTCGACTTCGGAATCCAGCCGCAGATCGTAAGCTCGTTGCGCGTCTTGTGCAGACTGCAAAACAGGAGCGCATCAACCGCGAACGAAAGTTGCGCGGCCAAGAAGTTATTCACGAAGTCCGCTCGAACATCGGTCGTCCGGCCCATCGTCTTGATATCGAGCGAGACGCCGGCAAACTGGCAATCGACTCCGTCGTCGCAGCCGTCGCCGCCATCGTTGAGCGGCAGGCCGAACAAGCGCAGCACCGCGTTTTCGGCAATGATCCCAGTCAGCTGTTGCTCCGGCGTTCCGTTCCCGTGCGAGCGTTGTCCGAAGTTGTGCGAAGCGACCTGCCTGCGGGCGTGCTCGATCACGTCGCGAGCAACGCAGATTTTGAACATATCAGTCGGCGTCCTCGCGCTGATCGTTCAGCGCCTCGCGCTGAAAGTTCGCGATGTTGCCTTCGATCACCTCGCGGATCTCGTCGAGGATCAAGCCTCCTTCGACGTTCGCTTCCGCAGCCGACTTGCCGGCGACCCGCGGCCCAAGTTCCACCTCGAGCTTGAGGCGCAGCAGCAGGTCGAGCTTTTGACCGAGGAGCGCGAGCATTGACTCGACCACTTCGCGGTCGATGACTTCGCCCGACTCCCGTCGGTTCTTCGTCCGCGCAAGTTCGATCTGCTCGCGCATCAACTCGGCCTTGAGTTCCGCGAGCGTCTTCGTCGCGACGTCGCGTCCGATCAACTTCTCCGCGCAAAACGCCCGCCATGCCTCGACGTTTTCACGCCGGCCGTCCGGCTTCGGCGCTTCCTCCGGGAACCGCTTGCGCGCATCGTAAAGCGCCTGCCGCGAGAGTCCGAGTTCATCGGCAAGCTGCTTGATCCCGCCGACCCAAGCCCCGCCTGTCTTGTCGGCCTCAAACTCGGCGAGCGCCTTCCGCTCGGACGCGGTCAGCGTTTTGCCCGCCTTGAGCTTCTTGGTGATGTTGGCGACGTTCGCCTTTGCCAGAAGCTCGGCCGGGTTCGGTGCGTCGTCGCTCATCCGTCAGAGTGGAGCGCCGGGGTCGGGGTTGAACCGCCCTTTGCAGGCTGGAGGCCTGCCGTGTCCTTCGTGTCACTTCCGGCGCGTTTTGGGTAAGGTTTCGAGAGGGGCTTCATTCGCTGCCGCATCTTATCGTCGAGCGGCATAAGATACCGATGCTTTCCCGGCATTGTCCTTTGCGGCGTCGCTTCTGTTTTCGCATAGAAGCCGCCACGCCAATGTACCCACTTTCCTCCGATGAAAAGCTCCTTCGTCTCTGGACTCTTGCCGCAATAAATCCAATTCCCGGCCTGATAAATGCCGCCGGCGTGGCCCTTGTCTGGATCTGCGAACGAGACGACGAGCCGAAGACCGGGGTTCGTCTTTCGCAGGAACCGCAGCGAAATTGCGAGGATGCGCGAAATTTCCGTTTTGTGACGGCGCATTGCGACGCGCACCAGTTCAACGCACTCGTCCTGCGGAAGATCAAATTTCGCGCCGAGGCTTGGACTTGCTCCACGACCGAAGAGAACGACGCCGATGAAATTTCCGTCTTCCCATGCGCCAATCTTCACGAGCTTTCCCGCGGGAAGGCATCGCGAGTAGTGCCAATTTTCGCACGCAAACTTCGCCGCTTCGTGCGTCGCCCAATCAATTTTTAGGTCAGGCTTGCCCATGCTCGCGCAGGTCGAACTCTTTTTTGCAATGCGGACAGCTGACCATCTTCGGTTCGAGTTGATCGAGCTTGCCCTGTTCCGCTTCGCTTCCGGGCGCGAAGTCCGGCGGCTGTAATTTCGCAAGATCGTCCGGGTTGAACCCGATTTCCTCAAGCGGGAAGTCCTCCGCTTTGAGTGACGCGAGAACGTCGCCGAGATTCTCGTCCCACTCCGCAAGTTCAGCCGTCCGGTTGTCCGCGATCCCGAATGCGGTTGCGTCCACGCCGGCAAGCGCCGTGCGGACGATCTGAATTTCGGACCATCCGAGTTCCGTTGCCGCGGCGAGCGTTCCGTTGCCGGCGAGCACGACGCCCTTCGCGTCGACCACAATCGGCTTTTGCTGACCGAAGCGGCGCAGGCTTGCTTTGATCGCGTCAAGGTTTCGCCGAGAATGTTTTCGCGTGTTCGCCGGGTCGGGCGAAATTGAGCCAAGCGCAACGGTTTCGAGCTTCATTTTGTAAATCTTTAGTCAAGAACACCT